CAGCGCAGTATTTTGAGCCGCTTTCACTTGCTTTACAGCGCGATCAATCGACGCGTCAAGTCGCTTGCCGGCTTGCCCTCTGAATCTGCCGCGAATGTTTTGCTCGGCAATGTCAGGCCGATTGCCCATGCGTTCATTGATTGAACGCATTCTGTTGACTGCTACGCCAGTTTTCAGCTTGCGCGAAGATTCCGGCTTCAACCCACGCGGCTTAGCCGTGGTCCCCGCTGCCCGGCCGCCGCTGATACGCGCGGTTTGCGTGGCGCGTTGCTTGCCGCTTGCAGTGCGCAGCCGGCCGCCGCGTGCAGTGGCGCCATCACCGCCGACGCTGGTGATCCGGCCGCTGTTGTCGCGTGTCAGGCGGTTGGTGCCGCGACTGATGCCACGTGGTGCTGGTCGCCTGCTGCCACCGCCACCGCCGCCACTAGCGAAGCGTCCGCGTGAATCTCGGTTATAGCGGCGTGCCATGGCGGCAGTGTGGTCTACATAAACTCAGTCTACGGTTTCGCTCAGCACATCCGCCAATACTTCAGCCTTCACGATCTCCAGCGCACCAATCAGCTCAATGGCTGACAGCTCCGAGTCGATGATCAGCTGATTCAATGCGTCGAGAAATTCGGTCACTTGAGGGATGCAATGCCCGGACAGCTTAGCCGGCAATAAAGATCCCCAAATCCTCCGGTTGATACCCGGATCGGATGCTGATATTGGCGCCACGGTTCAGCGCAGACTGGATCAGCGCCGCGAATGCTTCATAGCCATTGTTGCCATCTTCCATCAGCACTACCTCGTCCACTTCATCGGGCTTGCCTTGCTTATACCAGCTGATGCGCACGATCGCGAGGATCTCCATCGGCAGCTTGCTGACGTGGTAGTCCAGCTCCTGCCGCCGTGGTGGCCGTGGTTCGATCATGATCATCACATCAACGAGCCGATCGGTGATCCAATCAAGCAGGCGATAGAGCAGCTGTTGCATCCAGCTCATCCTCCACGTTGAAGTCATCGCCGAGCACTTCGCCATCCGCCAAACGCTGCAGCAGCGTCTCCTGCGTGATGGTGCCGGCGGTGTAAAGCTGCAGCAGTGATTGGATCTGCTGCGCTTCCAGTGTTCCGCCGATGAAGTCACGATTCACATAGCTACTGCCAGCCGCTTCTGGTGTGCTGAGGAACTGCGCATGGAACTGCAGGCAGTTGTCGATCATGTCCTGCATGTTCTGCGCGATCACCATCATGGTGCTATCGCCTTGGCTGCGGTCGATCCGCTTGGCTTCGGCAGTTTCAGCGCTGAGCTTCTGGCCAAGCACTGCCGCAAGGCCCAAGTCGTTGATCTGCTTCTCCAGCTGCTCCAACCGGCGGAACTGGTAGTCAAAGCTGCGGCCGGCGGGTTCGATGTACTCAGCGCGGCCTTCAGCTGGAAAGGCAATGGCCTCACCCGGTCCGGCGCTCACCTCTTCGGCGCTGCTGGGGAAGCCGTAGAAGGCGAGCATCGGCACTGCTGAGATATGCAGCTGGTTGTCAAGGTCCGACTGGATCTGATAGGTCTTCAGGTTCAGCTCGGCGATGTCTTGCAGCGGCGGGCGTGATTCAAGTAGTGCCACGCGGTTGCTGTAGGCCACGCTGAATGGGATCCGGTCGAGCGTGGTGGTGCCTTCGTCGTAGATCTTGAAGTCGCCGGTGCTTTCATCACGCCGATGCAGTTGGTATGCACCGGGCGTCAGTACACGCACCTGTTCCACTTGCTTTTCGCCGTATTCACCATCCGGCTCAGTGAGTGTTTCCTTCAACCGCAGCTGCGTGATCTGCTGTGCACCGTCGATCATCTCAGTGCGCCATCCGAGGATGTCACGCGGCGTGTAGCACACCCAATACGGCCGGCCATTGCCATCAGCCGGTGCATCCACCAGCACGCCAACGTGGCCGTACCGGATCATCTTGCGGGCGGTTTCGTAGACCCAGCAGTTCAGATCATCGCCAAGCAAATTGACATCAAACAGCTGTTCGCGGATGGTGTCGCCGGTGTCATTAAGCCTCACCGGCTTGCGCGTCAACATGCCAGCCAGCATTCGCTCTAGGCGGATGTAGTAGGGCGGGCAAATTGATCTAGCCAGCCTCGAATCATAACTTTCATCGGCCTCTCTCGGCTCTTGAAAGAGATATTTACGGTGCTTTTTTCGCATGGCTGTAGTGCCATTCACGAGATCCTCGATCAGGATCCAGTGCGGTTCTTGTGAGTGCCACGCTGTATTGGGGTCTGCAACACCAGCAACTTTGCGTGTAGCCGTTGGCCGATCGTATTGCCTGAAACCTGAATACATCTGGCGGACCATCAATAGGCGCAGTCTAAAGGGGTCAGCCGTAGCCGACCCCTAGTTGACCATGCCGTGCCATGCCCCGCCGAAGCTAGCCGTAACTTGCCGAGCCGCGCCGCACCTTGCCATAATCGCCATTGGCGACTTGCCCATCATAACCGGCTGAGCCATCGCCGTGTATTGGCCAATCCGCTGCGCTAGCCAATACCTCAAAGAGTGACCCCTCTGTTTGAGCTTCCGTGGAGAGGCTTGAGGGGTGTTGCTGCCCGATGCCACGCAGAGCGGGGACACCAGCATCCTACGGCACAAAAAACCCCGCCGGCGATGCCGGCAGGGCCGGGTATCCCTCGCGGAGTTGCTCAAGCTCCGCGTGCAGCTTACTCGCCCGCGTAGGTGAGCACGATCTGCTTACGGCCGACCTTGATCTCAAACTCATCGCCAGGTTCAGCACCCATCTGCTGCATGTAGCCTTCGCCGATCTGCAGCTTGCCATTGAACTGCACCTTGGCCTTGTAGGGCAGGCCGCGGCCGCGTTTGGTGCTACAACCGCCGATGGTGAGGCCCTTGGCGTCAAGCAACGCCTCATAGAACGCAGTGAAGTTCACCTGCTCAGAGCCATCCGCCTTGGCGGTGACATACCCGCAGCCGCGTGCCATCTGTGACTTGTTGCTGCCTTCCAGTTCCTTTACTTTCGCCAGCAGTTCAGCGCCTTTCAGCATTGTTCAGTTGTAGTTGACTGGTGGAGTATAGGTCTACTTTGGTGCAATGGTGTAACTCTTGCCCACAAGCTGCGTGATCGTTGCTGCAGCATCACTCGGCACCAGATACTCCGCATCGCATCGCACCGGTTCCTGCGCCTTGAACCGCAGCGTGAAGCTCACCAGGTTGGTGGTTGGGATGCCGAGTGCTGCGGCGATCTGCGGGCCTAGGGTGTCGCTGGTGGGTGTGGGCATGGGTCTAATACAGGCGGATTCCTGTGCCCTTGCCGGCATTCATGTGCAACGGGTTGAATTCGCTCATGACAAGATAGCCTAATCCGTCGCTCCAATGTTCGATGCCGCCGGTCTTGTCGATCACGTAATCATCGGCGCCTTGTTTATACGTCACATTGCGGAGCGCTTTGATCGTGTTCTTGCAACGCGGATGCACGAACAGGCGGATCTGGCCGTTGGCATTGCGGATCATGCAGTTGGTGGCATTGATCTTGTCTTTCACTGCCCACGGTGATTTAGGGCTGACGCAACCGAAGCCGTACTGGCGGATGATTTCGTGGTCAGTGCGGCCGGCGGATGACGTTTTTCTCGCGGAGCCTGTTGGGTCAGGGAATGCGATCAGCCTGCGATTCCCGAAGCGATCCTTGAGCATTGCGCACACTTCATCGGTGTTGGTCTGGCGCACTGACACTTCATCCCAGATGTGCAGCGTGTCACCAACGCGGCTGCCGAGCACACCAGCCAGCACGCTCACGTTGAAGTCAGTGCCCCACAGGATCGGGCCGCCAGTGTCGGTGATGTCTTCGCTGATGTTGTCGTCGCCGAAGTCGGGATACACCCGGCCGGATAGCGTCTCAAAGCTGGCGAGGTATTCCTGGCGAAAGGTGCGCTCGTCAAGCGTCAGCCGTGCGGCCTCGATCTCCTCCTCAGATACGTTGCCGCCTTCGATCGTGGTGTAACTGAACGTGGCCCAGTCGTCGAAATCCTGCGCCTGTTCCCAGAGGTCGTAGTACCAATTCAAGCCGGATGGTGTGGTGATGAAATACGCATTGCCGCGCTGATCGGACAGCGCCGGACGAATCACCATCTCCCATGCGTCACGCGGGATGTAGGCAGCCTCGTCAAGCACGACATTGCTCAATGAGTTCCCTCGCAAAGAATCGGCGGACTCGCCTCCCTTCAGCTCAATCCTGCTGCCATTGATCAGTTCAATCGACAGATCTGTTTCGTTCTTGCCCTTGAACAGCTGCGGCGGAATCATCGCCTTGAGTTGCCGCCATGCAATCGACTTGGCTGCTCGATATGTGGGGGCGATATACCAGTTCAAGCTGCCGCGCTTTTCTGCAGCCCATGCAATCAACTGCACAAGACATAAGTGTGTTTTTCCCAGCCTTCTGCCGGCGGTGAGCATACGAAACCGTTTGCCGCATTCATACACTTCACGCTGCGGTTTTGACAGGCCAGCGATTAACTCATTCGCGAAATGGCTGATGTCTTCATCAGTGATCGCCTGCTCAGGGATCGGCGCCAGCAGGTTGCCGGGCGGGCAGCTGTCAAGGATGCTCACGAGCAAAGCTGCGCCAACTTCGCCGCAGTATTGATCGCGCCCAGTGCGATGTGGTACTGGCCGGCCTGCCGTGCTTCCTGCTGCAGCGTCGCGCATTGCGACAGCAGATCAGCCACCATCTGCGGCCGTTCGATGTCCCAGTCGGCTTTGAGCATCTCACGGGCAACACGCAGATACTCGTCGCAGGTGCGTGCACCAACCCCCCAGTTTTCCGCTGCAAATCGAATGCAGTCGGACCGGCGGCCGCCATTGGCAATGATGCGGGCGAAGTGATTCGCCCGCTCTGTGGTCTGCTGTTTGGTGGAGCGTGGCGCAGCCATCAAACTGTACCGATCACAAGCAAATACTAACCCCTTATCTGCACAGGCATTACAAGGTAGATGTTAGCGGAATCGCCATCGGATAGCACGACCGGGGTGGTTGAGCTGTTGGCGCGGATGGTGATGGTGTCACCGTTGAAGCCCTTCACGCCGTCGATCAGGTAGTGCACATTGCAGGCCAGATCAGGCAGCTTGCCGTCCAGGGCGACGGTTTCAGCGCCGCTGTTGGCTTCAGCTTCGGCGGTGAGTTTGCCGCCGCTGAGCTTGACGACGGAGTTGTGGCTGTCGGCGATCACGGCGATCCGCTCCAATGCACGGAGCAGCGCCACGCGGCTGCAGGTTGCCTCATGGCTACTGGTGGTTGGCACCAAGGCTTGCACGTCGGGATAGCGGCCATCGAGCACGCGGCTGGTGATGGTGGTGGTGCCGGCGCTGAAGCTGACGTGATGGCCGTCGGTGGTGATGGTGCACGGTTCACGCAGCAACGCCATCGTGCGGCCGGGTACGACCACATCCAACTCCAGATCAGCCGGCACGGTGCGCACGGCAAGGCGATGGCCGTCCGTGGCCTGTAGCGCCATGGAGCCGCCCGTAGCGGCCACGTGGACGCCCGTGAGCAGCTGCTTGGCTGCGTCATGGCTCACGGCAGGCAACACAGCGCTCAGGGCGTCCTGCAGGGCCACAGGAGCGCCTGCAGCGGCATCAACCGCCGGAAGGTCGGGGAAGTCCTCTGCAGCGGCCACAGAGAGGCTGTAGGAGCCACCAGCGGCAGTGAGCTGCAGGCGGTCGCCGTCTAGCGCCAGTGATACGGCATCACTGAGACGACCGGTGATCTCCGACAGCAAGCGATGCGGCACCACCACGGAGCCGGGTGTTTCCACTGCAGCGGTGATGGTGGTGGTGATACCGAGGTCTAGGTCGTACGCGGTGAGCGCGAGCTTGCCGTCGTCGGTGGCGGTGAGCAATACACCCGCAAGGATCGGATGCGTCTTGCCGGAGCTGACAGCACGCGCCACGGTGCGGAGTGCAGCGTTGAGATCAGCTTGAGTTGCGAGCAGTTTCATGGAGGCGAGCGATAACAAAAGCAACGAGGGATTCAACGTGATGCCGGCTGAGGTCGCCGCGCATGAAGGCAGCGGCATCGGCAACCAGCTGATGATACGCCATCGTGCTCAACCCTGCAACGGTCGGTAGCGCCAGTGCGCGATCGCGGATCAGCTGCGTGCGGGTGGTGCCAGCGGCAGCGGCTTCAGCGTTGAGCCTCTCCAGGTCGGCTGGGTGGAGGCGGATCTTGATTTCTTGCATGGCGTGATGGTAGCTCCGAACGGTCCTAACGCTCCTAACGGTCGCCTAACGGTAGGCGTTCGGCCGAGATCCATTGCGGCAACTGGGCTCTCTACACCTCCTAACACTCCTAACACTAAAAGAGATATATATATAGAGAGAGAGCAGGGTTGCATACGAATACATACTCTCTCTCTTATATAGGGGGGATGTCCTCGGGAAGCGTTAGGCGCGTTCGTGGCGTTAGGATCCAGTCATACCAAGGGTTTTGCGCCGAACGCCTCCTAACGGTTTGCCTGGTCAAGCGGGATTTGCACCGAACGACTGTTACCGCCTGAACCTTTGAACCAGATCACGCCGGCCTTGGTGGCGCCGGGTAGCCGAGCGAGCACCGTGGGCCAGCACGTGCTCCATGCGGTGTCGCTGAGGATGGCTGCGATGGCTTTTGCGGTGTTGGAAACCCAGATGCAACCGTCCTCCGCCTTGATGCCATGACGCCCGAGCGTGGCCACCGCAAGCTCTGCAGTTACAGTTGGATCCGCCGAATAATGCAACGCGATGTCTACCAGTTCACCAATGGTTCTGGTGGCTATCTTGTCAGCTTCAACCCGTAGTTGATGTTGCAGGATGCACTGCAGGCAGCGTTTTTCATCTGGTACTTCTGTTGATTGGCTGTAGGATTCCCATTCGTTCTGCTCAATCAACCGCCATGCTTCATCCCTGGTTGGCACCTGCCGCGACTGCAAAGACCATGCACCGGCGAGCAATGTGCCGTACTGATCACCGAGTCGCTGGCTATCAAAAGCTTCCGCCGCTGCACGGGTGAAGACTTTAATCGACTGGCGGATAACAGGGATCAGCGATATAGTCCGCGCTTGTAAACGTTGCCCGATACGATCAGTCACGTAACGGTCAAGATCGCTGTCCAACTGCTCCCAATGGGCGATGCGATCATCGCGGGATAACTCACTTGGATTCCGCAGAGTGAGCTGCGCAAAGCGTGACTTATCGGCGCCTTGCTTCAGTGCGGTGGCAATACTGCTCATCAGGAACATGGAGCGGATGGAGTAACGCATGGCGTCACCTTCGGCGCTGCCCTTGATGGTTTGAGCGCGGGATTCACTGCTGGCGACACGCGCTAGGGACAGTACCGCCTGCATCCGCTGCTGATCGGGCTTCTCGTTGGACTCGGCCTCATCGAATACCACCGGCAACGCATCGGCGCGTAGGGTCTGCCGCAAACCGGCTTCGCTGGTGTTACCGCTGACGTGAAGGCTCAGGTCACCGAGCAGCGGCGCGACGTAACGCTCCAAGATGGCGGATTTACCGGAACCAGCACCGGCAGTGAGCCAGATATGCGGCCGCCACGGCAATGCACCGCAGATCGGCGCAAGTGCTGTCCAACCGGCGATCAACAGACCGGATGCCGGCACTTCCCAGCGGAAGCGATCGGCGATGTCCATCAACCGGTAGGCGTCATCATCACCGAGCGGCTCAGCGGTGCCGGGACCATCGCGATGCGCGAGACGCTGATAGATGTAGCTGCTGCCTTTGATGCCGCTGCGGATCGGCTGCGCTTCACCGTTGACGATCAAGCGATCACCGAGGTGGAGCACAATGGCACCGTTGTCCATCCATGCACCACGACCACGGATGCGGTCGGGTGTGTAGACACCAGCTGCGGCTTGCTTCTCAAACAAGCTGCTCGCTGCTGCAGTCCAGTTGACGCCGGTTTTGGTTGGGTAGAGCGACTCCCAGTAGGCAAGTGGCGCCAAGGCGACGAGGTTGGTTCCGGTGTGGCTGCTGCGCGAGAGGCGCGTTACCTGACCGGTGCTGTGCGGCTGGTAGTAGAAGGCGTCATTGTCGAAGCCAAGGCAGGTGAAATCAGCATCAGCATCCGGCAGCGGCTCAGGATCCAGCTCAGTCTCGGGTTCTACCGCTTCAACCGGCGCTAGCTCAGGCAGCTCGATCGGCGCTGAGCGGTTTGCCTTGAGGTAGACGCCGGCCTCTTGCGGTGACCAGTCGGCATCAGCCAAGTCCCAGCCTTCGGGTGCATCAGCTGGCGGCTGCACGATCCGCACCTGGGCAGCACCAAGCTTGAGCAGCCGGATAGCCAGTTTGGCCATTGCATCACGGCCAACAGCATCCGCATCAGGCCATAGGGTTACCTTCCGCCCGATTAACGGCGACCAGTCAGCCTTGCCGGCTGCCTTGCAACCACTGGCCCAGGTGCAGCACGCAGCAGTCGGGAACAAGCGCTGCGCTGCATCAGCTGCCTTTTCACCTTCAGCCACCAGCACCGGTGCGGTTACATCCCGCCGCGCCCAGTACAAAGGCCGCGGCTCCGGTGGTGCCTTCCACCGCCAGGCTTCGCCGTCCCAACTGAGCGGGCGAATCTTCTTACCTGGAAACCGCAGCACGTAGAAGGTGTCGCTGTACCGCCAGACGGATTCAGCACCGGCGATCGGCGGTTCCGGTATCACGGCGAGATGCTGCTCGATGCGTCTGCACGCTTCGGCGTAGCTCCAATTGGTGACGCGCATCAGCAGATCCATGCCGGTGCCACCACCACCGGCGCCATCCCTCCCGCCGCATTGATTGCAGTACCAGGAGCCGCTGCCGTCCTTGTCGTCAAAGCGGTAGCGGTCGGTGCCACCACAACATGGGCACGGCTGATGAGTGTCGGTCAGCTGATCTGCAGTTAAGCCACCCAGCTGCTGCAGCAGATCCGGCCACCTGCCGCGCGTGAGTTCTTTGATGTCGCTCATCGCTGCTCCTGATTGATGGCGTCGTCAATGATCCGGCGAAGCACTGACGACATTGATTCCATGCCAACCGCTTGTGACTGCAGCCACTGCTTTTGATCTGGCGTCAAAACCACTCGGATGACGCGGGTTGAGTCGTAACGCTTCATGCGGGGATTTCGTTTGGCAGTGTCATGCCAGGCCATTGTCCTGATGTTTGGCCGAGCAGATTGGTTTTTAGCCAGACTTTGCAGCCATCGCGACGCGCCGTAGCGACAAGATCCGCGATCCACTCAAATCGAGGAGCAAACGCTGGGTTTTGCCCAATGTTTTCAGATTGAGCGCCGATCACGATCCAGTCAATTCCCTTGAGGCTTGATAATGTGATTGGCTCTAGAAGCGGCTCCAGTGAAAGCCACTTGACCTTGACGCCACTGATCTTGGCCATTGCCTCAAGCGTTGGCTCAGCTCGGTGCTGCTCATCAACTGATGCGCCAATCCATCCGCTTTCGGGAAGTTCAAGTCGGGCGTACCGCTGCGGAAACTTGGTGAGGTACAGGTACTCCCACTGAGGATTGGCGACGGTGGACGCAACAACAGAGTCAATCCAATTTTGCGGCACCCATGCACCGAACAGGTCAGCCATTGAACAGACAAACACCCTGCCATAGGCGGGATCTTGTTCCGCGCGTGATGGAACTGGAGTATTGGCAGGAGCATCTAATCGCTCGTGGTGGTAGAGCGGTGTAAAACCAGCTGGGTAGTATTTCGCCATATCACGCGATTCTGCAATGGTGCGTGCGTAGCAATAGTTGCAGCCATGATTGCAACCTGTGACTGGATTCCAGCTCCACATCGCCCAACCAATTTCTGAGCCCTTCTGCTGATTGAAGGTTGCTTTGCCTTTTGGCTTTGGGTAGTCGTAAAGATTGCCTTTATGATCTGTCAATACGATGGTTTGACTTTCTTCGACCTTTGGCTTTTCCGGCTGCGGGATTGACGCTGCACGTTGCTCAACACGTTGACGCACTTCGCGCTCGGCTTCTTTGAGCGTGACCTTCCCCGCCATCACTTCAGGCACAAGATCCGGCGCCTCGCGCTTGACGCGCATTGCCTGCTCAACGCCTCTAGTGCTGCCGCCAACGAGCTTGGCCGCTTGAGCAGTGGTCTTCCGTTGCTCAGCGACAGGCTCCCGCACTGGCTGATCAATCAACGCTGGTGCAAGAGCTTCGCGCACCGGTGCGCTAACCTCTTTGTGCTCTGGTGAACACTTTGGATGGTTTTCGCCAAACTGCCCTCCAGCATCTCGTTGCCGCTTCCGTGCCTGCTCCCGCAACTGATCCAGCAGTTCATCGGCCAGTGCTCCGGTCATGTTGCGCTGGCTGGGAGTCAAGTGCCGCCGATGCAGATTGGCGCTGATGCTGAACTGAACCGGATCACCGCCTTCGTAGCGATCAAAAATCACCTCCTGCAATGTTTCGTGGCAGGCCAGCAGGCGATTGCGGCCATCTAGCAGTGTGCCATCTTTCCAGACCGTAATTGGCTGCTGCAATCCGCGCTCTTTGATGTCATGGCAAAGCTCTGCGAATTCTTCTCCATCCACTAGCGGAAACAGATCGGCTGCGGGATGAATGCCGGTGATTTCTGGATAGTGGCGAATGATTTCAGACCAGTTCACAGCCATCGTTAAATTCCTGTTTAGTGAGAAAAAGGAAGCGTTCAAGTTGATAGAACGCAAATGGATCAGCCTTGCGCCAGGCGATCTGCGGCGCTGCTTCGCGGCCCTCAATCTTAGTTGCGGCCTTGATGCAGTTTTGAGTGATCGCTTCACGCCATACAGATGGAGCGGTGATGAGGTATGCCCACTGATCGGCGCCGCCTACAGAGAACAGACAAGCATCATGCCATCGCTGCAGGATAGTTTCTGAGATCAACTCAACACGGTGAAACCACTCGCGGCGACGGTGCAGATCAATCCGCTTCAATCCACTGACGTTGCAGCCGAGTGTTGATAGCGAAGTGGTGAATTTTGGAACACTTCCCAGCAGCTCTGGTGTCAAGCACCAATCCTCAATGTGATTTGGGTCGTTATAGATAAAGGATGCGTCAACGGCGCCGCTCGGAAAAATGAACTCCTTTGAGTTCATGCACTTGGCATCAATGCGGATGCGGCCGCCAAGCCGATCAAGCTGCAAGTCACGAAAACCTTGCTCCAAATTTGACCGGAGTCTTTCGTAGGTGACTCCTTGCTTTTCAATGAACAACGCACTTGGCTGGACTGAAGTGCGCTCGGCAATCCACTTGGAATGCTTGAGGATGATGCCTGGCGAGCATCCGCGAGTGAACTCAGCTCCATATGGCACGCCATCGCCGGCCGTGAGATCAACGATGCCGTACGAGCTGAAACCCATTGGGTTGCCTTTCAGGACGCCAGCTTCGCGGCCGAGAAGACTGTTGAGTAGGTCGTGCTTACAAGGTGTGACCTTGGACTTACCGACCCTTGAGCGTGGAGGCATTGCGCCTTGGCTAGGGACTCGCTAAGGTTAGCGGACCTTTGGCTGACCCGCAAGCATGACCCACCCACGCCGCTTCCGCATCGCCAACTACCTTGACCCCAATCCACCTCATGGCAAGCGTGTCACGCGGCCGTCACGCTGGGGGAACCCGTTCCGCGTGGGCCATGAGACTGCAGATGCTGTTGAAGCTGTCGCGCTGTTCCGTGATCACCTGCGGCGCCATCTGGCGCTGGTGGAACTAGCTCGCCGCGAGCTACGCGGTTTTGATCTCGGCTGCACCTGCCCGCTCGATCACCCATGCCACGCGGACGTGTGGCTGGAGGTGGTGAACCAATGACCCACCCCGATTGCACACAGCTGCCCAGGGTGGTATGCTTTGCACATCCCGAACCGAGAGTTATGACCGCAACCGCACCCCGCAAGCTCCATAACGCAACGGTCACCTGCCCGTTTTGCAATGGCACCGGCAAACTGCCGCATTACAGCCACGTGCAGAACGGCGACTGCTTCGCCTGTGGCGCCAGCGGCAAGCTGCGTGATCTGAACGCCTTCATCGGCAACTGCTCAGATGTCGTGCTGACCGTATGGGTCAACAACGGCCGGTTTATTGGCGCTGAACTGCGCCGGCGGACTTGGAAGATGAGCAAGTGCTCCGTTGGATCTGGCGCCAATCAAAAAAACCATGCTCTGCCGGGAATGGGGCCGCGACAGCTTCTACCGAGTGATCGACGATGTGGAAGAAGCCCGCGAGATCTGGCGCAATGCCAAGCGACTGGGCATCATCACTGAACTGGCGGACTGACTCACACGCGGCCCGCCGGAGCCGCACCCAATCCCGGCGTAACCCAACTGCTCATGCCATGAGAAGACTTACCCTCGCTGCCGCTGCGGCGGCACTGCTGCTACCGGCCTGTGCTCATGCCGGTGCCATTGACCCTGAGCTGTATGCCGCACGGTTCTGCCTGCTGCGGCTGCAAGGCACCAGCCTGCGTGATGCTGTGCGCCAGGCCGTGGAATACGCCTGGGATTCGCAGGCACCATCACCGACTGCAACCGTCACCCGCCACGGTGAAACCGTCCGCGTTGACGGCGCCGCCGCGATGAACGCTGCCATGAAGCGCTGCCCGGAGGTTTGATGGCAACCTACGAGGAGTTTCTAGATCAAAAGCTGCAGGTCGGCGCTGAGCATGGCTTTGAGCCGGTGTTCATACCTGATCAACTGTTTGATTTCCAGCGGTCGCTGGTGGAGTGGGCAGTGCGCAAAGGCCGCGCGGCGATCTTCGCCGATTGCGGCCTCGGCAAGTCGGCTATGCAGCTCACCTGGGCGGAGAATGTGGCTCGCTACACCGACCGGCCGGTGCTGATCCTGACGCCACTAGCCGTGGCAGCGCAAACCATCCGCGAAGGCGAGAAGTTCGGCATTGAATGCCACCGCAGCAGCGACGGCAGCGTACCGGGCCGGATTGTGGTTACCAATTACGACAAGTTGCACCTGTTCAATGCAGATGATTTCGGCGCTGTCGTTTGCGATGAGAGCAGCATCCTTAAGTCATTCAATGGATCTACACGGAAAGCAATCACTCGGTTTATGTCCAAGATGCCGTACCGCTTGCTGGCGACAGCAACAGCGGCGCCAAATGATTACACCGAGCTAGGCAACTCATCTGAGGCGCTTGGCGAGCTGTCCTATAGCGATATGCTGCGGCGATTTTTCGCGCAGCTTGACGATAAAGGGCAGAAACGTGAGGAGCGATTGCAACAGCAAGCCGAAGCAATGCTTGAGGCGAATGCAAACTATTACAAAAAGCTTGCCTTTCGTGTATCACAAACGATTGGCCAGTGGCGACTGAAGCATCACGCGCGAGAACACTTCTGGCGCTGGGTCGCCAGCTGGGCTAGGGCGTGCCGGTATCCGTCAGACCTTGGCTTCAGCGATGAGCGGTTCATTCTGCCTGCCTTGACCGAACGTGATCACGTGATCGCCGCGCCACCGCCAGAAGGGATGCTGTTCTCGATTCCAGCATTCGGCCTTGGCGAGGAGCGCGAAGAGCGAAAACGCACGATCAACGAACGCTGCGAGTTCGCTGCCAAGCTGGTTGATCATGACCAGCCGGCTGTGATTTGGTGCCACACCAACGCAGAAGGCGACTTGCTGGAGCAGCTGATTCCCGACGCCGCTCAGATCGCCGGCCGAACCCCGGATGCGCGAAAGATTGAGCTGTACGACGCTTTTGCCGATGGTCGCCAGCGTGTTCTGGTGATCAAGCCAAAGATTGGAGCGTGGGGCCTTAACTGGCAGCATTGCGCACATGTTGTCACTTTCGCTAGCCACAGCTACGAGCAGCATTATCAATCCGTGAGGCGCTGCTGGCGATTTGGCCAAAAGCATCCTGTTGTGGTTGATGTAATTGCAACCGAAGGTGAAGCGCGGGTTCTAGCCAATATGCGCTCCAAGGCTGACCGCGCCGCGCAAATGTTCGAGCAACTTGTGGCTCAGATGAATGATGCCACAACAGTCAACCGCACCAATCTCTACACCAACAACACCAAGGTTCCCCAATGGCTGTAAAAGATCAACTGCTGACTGATCGTTACGCGATCTACAACGGCGACTGTATTGAGGTGATGAAGGAACTCCGCGATGAGTCGGTGCATCTCACGGTGTACTCACCTCCGTTTGCTGGTCTGTATCAATACAGCAGCGATGATCGCGATATGTCCAACTGCATTAACTACGACGAGTTTTTTGATCACTACGGTTTTTGCATTGATGAAATCAAGCGGATCACAATGCCTGGTCGCATTTCAGCTGTGCATTGCATGGACATCCCACTGAGCAATGCAGGCTGCGATTCGATGTTTGACTTGCCCGGTCGCATCATTCGCGAGCACGAGGCGAGAGGATTTGCATACGGCGGCCGCCGCGTCATCTGGAAAGAACCGCTGATGGTGCGCAATCGAACCATGATGAAGAGCTTGCACCATAAGACTCTGTGCGAAGACTCGACGCGCAACAGCATCGCAAACGCTGATTACTTGTTGATGTTCCGCCGCAAGGGTGAAAACCCTGTGCCGGTTACTCATGATGTTGGATTGCTGCACTACAGCGGCGAGCGCAACATCCCGGCTGATGTGATGCCCTATCGCGGCATGAGTGGCGATCAAAAGAAAAATCAGTACAGCCAGTGGATTTGGCGCCAGTACGCCTCAAGCGTGTGGGATGACATCAGGATCGACAATGTGCTTCCATTCCGCTCTGCCAAGGATGGCGAAGACGAAAAGCACGTGCACCCGCTGCAGTTGGATGTGATTGATCGCGCTGTGGTGATGTGGAGCAACCCTGGCGAGACAGTGCTCACGCCGTTTATGGGTGTTGGCTCCGAGGTTTACGGTGCAGTTCAAGCCGGCCGGCGTGGCGTTGGCATTGAGCTGAAACCCAGCTACTACCGTCAAGCTGTACGCAATCTTGAGGCTTCCGCCGTGGCCGAAAGCGACACCGAACAAGCGGAGCTGATGATATGACCATCCAACTCCGCCCCTACCAGCAACAGCTGGTCGCCGAGATACGCGGGCAGTACCAACTGGGCAAGCGCAGTGTTCTTGCTGTGCTGAGCACCGGTGGCGGCAAAACTTTCATTTTTAGTTACATCTCACAGCAAGCCGCCAAGAAAGGCAACCGCGTGTGCATCTTGGTGCATCGCGCGGAACTACTGGATCAAGCCAGCCGCAGCCTGCAGCGCATGGGCGTCAGGCATGGCCGCATCGCTGCCGGCCGGAGCATGGATCTAAGCCATGCCGTGCAGGTGGCATCGGTGCAGACGCTGGCCCGCAGGCTGCATAAGCTGCCGCGTGATTTCTTCCAGCTGCTGGTGGTTGATGAGAGCCACCACAGCAATGCAGGCACATGGGCCAATGTGATCAGCCACTTCTCTGCCGCCAAGTTGCTGGGCGTTACTGCGACTCCAATTCGCGGTGACGGCCGCGGCCTCGGCGAGTGGTATGAGGTGATGGTGCAGGGGCCAACTGCGAAATGGCTCACGGACAACGGCTACCTAGCGGCTGCCCGTGTGCTGGCACCACCTGGGTTTGATGCTGCCGGGCTGCGTAAGCGCATGGGCGACTTCGACGCCAAGCAAGCGGAGCAGCGGGTGACGACGATCATGGGCGACTGCTGCAGCCATTACCGCAAGCATCTGAGCGGCCGGACCGCGATTGCGTTTTGCTGCTCAGTGGCTCATGCTGAAGCAGTGGCGCGGCTGTTCATCAGCCAAGGCGTACCCGCCGCCAGCATCGACGGCAGTATGACCGGCGAGCAACGGCGTGATCTGCTGCAAGCGCTGGAAACCGGCCGGCTGAAGGTGCTCACCAGCTGCGCATTGATCGGTGAAGGCGTGGACGTGCCAAGCGTCGGCGGCTGCATCCTGCTGCGGCCTACGCAGAGCGTCGGACTGCACCTGCAGATGATCGGCCGGTGCTTGCGGCCAGCACCGGGCAAGCCTGCTGCGGTGGTGCTCGATCACGTCGGCAATACGCTCCGCCTTGGCCACCACCTAGAGGAGCGTGAATGGAGCCTAGATGGCATTAAGAAACGCGACCGCGAGGCAACACCGAGCGTGAAGGTCTGCCCGAAGTGCTTTGCCACCAGCATGAGCACCGCGCAGATCTGCCGCGAATGCGGGCATGTATTTGCACCGCAGGAAGCGCGTC